TCGGATGCACTAAATGTTGGTGCAGATCTTGGAAATACGCCAGAGGGAGTTCAATACGATATAGACGGATACGATAGGACCGCAAGCATTACTTGGGATATTGGTGCAGATGAAGCTCACGAAATCGACGGAGAGTTTGGATACAAAGGTTTCTTGAGTTACCTAAATAGAACCACCCTTCGGGCTGGATAATTTATTTTATAATTACGACCCCAAAACATAAAAATTTGGGTATAACTATTTAGAATAAAGAAAATTTTATCGCTACCCTGTATAGCCTAGAGAGAAAAAAATGACATGTTCGGAAGAAGAACTACATTATAATGATGTTGGAACTGTATTTTTAGTAACCATGAACGATTGTGTTTCTGGGACTTCTACCGTTCTAGACATATCGTCGGCTTCTTCTTTACAGCTTATTTTTAAATCTCCTTCTGGAGTTTCATCAACAAAAAATGCGGTTCTGGATTCAGATGGAACTGATGGAAAAATGAAGTATACCAGCGTAGGGGGAGATCTAAACGAAATAGGAACTTGGAGAATTCAGGCAAAAGTAGAAATTGGCGGTGGAGTTTTTAGATCAAATGTAGATACGTTCAAAGTATACGAAAACCTATAGGGTAATAATATGTCGTGGCAAGTAGATATGGTTTTAATGTTTAGGTCGGTGATAGGCGACTTAGATGGAACAAAGTATACAGACGAAAGATTAAAACAGGTTTTGGTTGTTGGGGCGTACAACGTGCAAAACGATGCAGATTTTCCGAATACCTATACAGTCAACGTGGGCGGCGTTTCTATTTCGCCAGATCCTATAATTCAAAAGGATACAGATTTCGCAATACTGACGGTTTATAAGAGCGCCTGTATACTAATAGGAAGCGAAGCAAAAACAGAATCCGCGAACGCTATCTCTATTAAAGATGGTCCATCAGCAATTGACCTTAGAGGTGTGAGTAATAGTCTTATGTTATTGCACAAAGATATTTGCTCTAAGTATGAAGAAATATTAAACAAATACAGATACGAGTCTGGCAACGGTGATGGAACCTCTGTTGGCGCTGCCATTCTTAGTCCATACAGTCCCGGTGGATGGGGTGTAAGTCAAAACCGTTATGATATCGGCGGATACTTTAATTAAAATTTTGGAGAAAAAATAAATGACTACGCAAAAGATAGTTTCTGGTAACGGTTTTAACGAGGGTGGTGCCGTTATAAGCAGTACTGGTTCTGGCGTTTTTGCCTCACTTTCAAGCGATGCGCTGGTAAGGTCGAACCTTCCTCAAGACTATAGTATGTACGGCATTGTTGAGCACGCCGTTATTTCGGCTGGTGCGGTAACACAGCTCTTACGTGCAGGAGTGCCCGGACGACAAATCGAAGTAATGAGCTACGCTTTTGTTTGCGACGATACCACCTTGGTTACATTTAAATCTGGCACTACCGCTATATCTGGAAGTTTTGCTATTGCTACGAATGGTGGTATTTCATCACCAGCAACAGATAATGAAGCTATTATGACTACTGCTATTGGTGAGGACCTTAATATTACTAATACCGTTGGAAATATTGCTGGACATATAACATATAGGATTGTCTAATGGCGATTAATATCCCAAGTAGTGTTTTTAATACTTATAACGAAGCGGTTTTGTTGTTTACAAGAACCGCTAAGTTAGTATATCCAGAGAAAAAAGAAGCCTGTCCTAATTGTTATCTTGATACTATGGGTACAAGAACTAGGTCTGTCAGCAAGTATAAAACTGGTGGACCAATTCCTTTTGAGAGAGGTATGCCTTGTCCTTATTGTGGAGGCAAGGGTTATAAAGCAATAGAGGCTACTGACGAAATTACTCTTAGGATTTATTGGGATAGAAGGTCTTTTGTTAAGGTTACTGAGAATATAGATATTCCTAATGGCGCTATTCAAACAATAGCTTATATGGCAGACCTTGACAAAATAAACAAGTGTAAGTATTTAATTCCTATATATGACGGAATAGAGAATTATGACACTGGTAGATTTGAGAAAAATGGCCCATCGTACCCGCAGGGCTTTAAGCAGAACGATACCAAGTATGTTGTTACATTCTGGAATAGAGCCAATCAATGAAATTAGTCAAAAGCAATAAACAAATAGAAAAGCTTATGGTTGAGGCGCTCGCCAGAGAGGGGCGTTATGCCCTGAAGAACGCCTCCAGAAGAATCAAGACACGGGTTAAAAATATTGTTTATGACGCTATCAATGATTGTCCTGAAATGACAGAACTTTCTGACTACAACGGTAAATTAAGACTAGACTTTGGCTTAACTAGCGATCCGACCCCCGCTATAATTAAGGGTATAGTTGATTCTGTCTTTGTTGAAGTTAGAAAAATTATTCCCTCTGGCGGTAAGCTTAAAGGTGGTATAACTATAGGTATTCAGCCAGTAGGAGCCGCAAATCTATTTAGCCTGTCTGAAGCTGTGCAGGAGATAGAGGCTGGAGGATATATACCTTGGTTGCGATGGCTTCTTTTTGAGGGCGATAGGGTAATAATTCAAGACTATGGTGTTGAATATAAACTGGGGGCTGGTAGAACTGGTGGAGCTAGAATGATCGAGGAAGCTCCCCCGTTTAGAGTTGATCCACGATACTCTGGTACCATAGAGTCAAATTTTATAACAAGGGCGCTTTATCCCTTCATACCTGCTATAAATCAAACAATTAGACAGGAGTTGACAAGATGACAGGTGGACCGCATACAAAACTTAGCAGTATAAGCAATGCCCAAGACGCAACACTTTCTAATATATTGTTAGACAACTTTATATCATTTTATGACTGGGGACTTCTGGATAAAGGTTCTTTTTACAACATAAGAATTCCTCAGTCTGGTATTTATGGCGGTGATAGACATATACTCAGATCGGTACAAGATCCAAATTATTCAAACGGATCGGTTTGGGAGGGTTATAGAAAAAATTGGGTTTGGGAAAGCGGTATTGATGGAACTACAGAACAGCCAATAAGTATATCTGGCGTATATGTAGATGGTGATTTTCTAGCTCTTGATGATGCAACCAATCCTTATTATATTGATTATCCAAATGGCAAAGTTATTTTTGAGTCTCCCCTCTCTACCTCTAGCGAGGTGAAATTAGAATATAGCCATAAATGGGTAGAAGTAGTTCCAGCCGAAGGTGTGCCTTGGTTTAGAAAAATACAACAGAGATCATTCAGAACTGAAGAAGATTTTCATGTTGCTTCTTCTGGTGGTTGGGCTTCTCTTGGTCAAACCAGAGTTCAGCTACCATGCATTGCTATAGAGGTTATTCCACCTAGAAGACTGGAGGGGTATCAGCTTGGCGGAGGACAATGGGTAAATAATGAAGTTGTATTTAATATTGTTGCAGAAAACCATTGGGAGTGTGTAAATTTGATGGATACAATTGTTTACCAAAACGACAGAACGATTCATTTGTATGAGCCTACTCAGGTTGCAATTTCGGGCGTTTCTCCATTCAATTATAGAAATGAATTGAGGGAGGGTGCAGTACCTAGTGGTCTTTATCCAAACTTAATAGAGAACTTCTATTATAGAAAGTGTTGGATAAATAATTCTAGCGCGCAGGAGATTACACAAATATCTCCAGATCTTTATATAGGTGCTGTGAGATGTTCAACCCAAGTAAAAGCCATATAATTTAAAATTTTGTGTATTATATAACAGATCTTTACCAGAGATTTTTTTTAGGAGATAACAATGGCTACTCAGCAAAGAATATTTTATGCGTGTCAGGCTGTTGCTATTGCTGAACACGGTGCTGCCACCCTCAGTAATAATAACGTTGTACACGGTATGCAGAGCGTTGGTATGTCTAGTACCTTCTCTCTTGAGCAGGTTTTTGAGTTGGGTCAAATCGAAATTTATGAAAACATCGAGAATGTTGCCGACCTAGAGGTTACTATGGAAAAGGTAATCGACGGCTATAAATTGCTTTATGATCACGTTACTCAGGGTGCATGTAAAACCGACCTTGTTGCAGCTTCAAAAACCAGATCCGATATTTATGTCGCTGTTTTTGATGACGGTTTAAGTCAGGCAACAGGTATTCCAAGAAACGTTTGTTACAATTCTGGAACATATGTTAGTTCTGTTTCTTATAACTACAGTGTTGACGGAAGCGCTACAGAGTCTGTTACTTGCGTCGGTAACGATAGATTCTGGAATGGTACAACTGCTGGCGTTATAGCTAACGCACCAGAAGATGTCTGGAATTCCAATATCGTTGGTGCTGGCTCTGCGCCAATTGATGGCGACGACGCCCCAAAGTCGGGTGTTGTTAGAAGGGTTAATGTTGACGTTGAAGGTATGGATGCTGCTGGCGGACTTCCGCTAGAAGTTAAGTCTCAGGTTGGCGATGACCCAGTTGGTCTTGGCGGAAGTTTCCACCTCCAAAGTATTTCTGTTTCAACCGACTTTGGTCAAGAGTCGATTCAGGAATTGGGACGTTTTGGACCATACACAAGATACGCTAGTTTTCCAATTGAGGTTACTTGCGATTTTGAAGTTATGGCAACCAATGGCGATTTGGTAAACGTTTCTGGAAACGCTCCAAACCTACAAAACAGAACCATTATCATTAAAGATACTGCTGGAACTGTGATTAATCTTGGAGCTAAGAATAAGCTTTCGAGCGTTAGCTATTCTGGTGGCGACACTGGCGGCGGAAACGCGACTATTACTTACTCATATAGTAACTTTAATGAGATGACTGTAGATGGCGGATCTTTGTAAGATCTGTTTAAAATAAGATTAACGGAATTAGGATGGATCAGGTTAAGATTAATAAATTATTATACAGAATAATACAGGGTCGGTTGCGTATTCCGCGATTCGATCCTGTTCTGTATATATATGAACCCTCTACCGATATAATAGAAGAATCTTACGAGGTTTACAATCAGACCTATGAAGAGTCTTACTTTAGAGGGCTATATATAAAAAAAGAACTTAAAGAAATACTTTTTGAAAATGATTTATGGTCTCCTCTAGATGATAAAGAGGCTGACAAAATTAAAGATCAGATTGATGATTTAAAAGTTGAAGCGTTTCAAAATTTCTTAAACCAAAAAAAGCTTTCCGGTATAAAGGCTAATATAAGATATATGGAAAGAACATATGAAAAAGTAAAGGGTAAATTCGTCCAATTGGACCACATATCTTGCGAGGGCGCAGCAGAGTTTGCTAGATCTATATGGGTTATATCTAAAACAATACTAGACAAAGATCGCAAACCTCAAAAAAACCCACAATACTCTCTTTATTCTTTGCTATCATTTTACAATTCTAATTTAATACCGGCACAATATTTACGAGCTATTGCAAGGTCTGATTCTTTTAGGCCCATGTGGTCTTTAGCAAAAAAGGGCAATAACTTATTTGGCGATTACTCTTACTCCTTAACTAGAGATCAGTCTGCATTATGTAGTTTTTCCGCTATGTATGATAATGTTTATGAAAGTCCAGAGCGGCCTTCGGAAAAGGTAATAAAGGATGATGATTGTTTAGACGGATGGTTTATACATGAAAATAGAAAGCATGAATCGGAAAAGAAAAAGAAACAGCTTGAGTCTATGATTAAAAATCCAAAAATAGCAAACTCTCAAGAGGTATTCTTAATGGCTCAAGATACAGATACGGCAAAAAATATTAATGATATGAATACCTCTCATGCAAAAAATATTGTTAAGTCAAGAAATGATCATATAGAAAGAGACGGAGTTGTAAAAACTACAGATTTTGCAGATGTCAAGCGAGATATATTGATGCAGTCTAGACAAGAGTCAGTAAGGCATATAAAAGGAAGATAATATGGATAATGATTTTTTGAAAAGATCTCTAGACTATAAACAGGCTAGAGAAGATAGATATAAAGAGGTGGCTCACAACGAACTCTACCAAAAATCGGTAAAGAGAATACAGACAACCATGATTGGGTCTTTATCTACTCTTGAAGAATATTTTGGTTTTTTGTGGGGTTTTGGGCAGCCAGAACAAGAGATAACAGAAGAACAAAAATACATGAAGTCTGTTTATGAAAAGGCTAGATCAAAGATATTAGATAGAGGAAACGCTCAGATGGATTCTCTAGAGTCTGATTTTGTAAAATACGAAATAACAAGAAAGAAGTTTTATATCAAGTTACCCATCAATAAGTCAGGAGAAGAAAATGACGGATAAGAATGATAACATAGTAGTCGGACTGGACAACGACGGAAACGAAGTAAAGGTTCTGGTTAAGATCCCCGGAGCTTCTGAATTTAAAGAGTCTCAAGTGGCCTACAATAAGGCTTTTAGGGAAGCTCTTGATTCTGGAGCCTTACTCAGGCAAAGGCTTACAGAGTACATGACTAACCAAGGTTTGTGGGATGAAGATAAGCAAAAACAATACGACAAAAAAATGGATGAGATTTCCAGCATGGAAGACTCTCTAAAGGGTGGAGGTATTAGACTCTCAGAAGCCAAAGATATAGCTGTACAGCTAAGGGTTAAGCGTGCAGAGTTTAGAGACCTCATTGCGGAGAGAAACGCCTTAGATGCGGCTTCCGCAGAGGGTCAGGCCGACAACGCGAGATTCGCAGCACTTGTTCGTCTTTGTGCCTTAAATCCAGAAAACAACACTAGATATTTTCAAAACGAGAAAGATTATGAAGCTCAATCTACTCAGCCTTGGGTTGTTTCTGCTGCTGAAAAGTTGGGCAATCTTCTTTATGGTTTAGACCCAGAGTATGAAAACAATCTAGTAGAAAATAAATTTCTTAAAGAGTTTGATTTTGTTAATGATGATTTAGCCTTTGTTAATGAGGATGGTCACACTATTGATTCTGAGGGTAGACTTACAAACGAAGAAGGTAGGTATGTGGCATATAAGAACGATGAAGACTATCAAAATCGAGAAAATGCTTACTATGTAAATAGAAATGGCGAAGAGGTTGTTGAGGTAGATGGTGAATGGGTTAAGGCTTCTATTGCTGAACGTAAACCATTTTTAGACGATTCTGACAAGCCAATCATCAAGGAAGAAGCGTCTGCAAAAGAACATTCTAAACCGGCTTCAAAAACTAGAAAGACCAAGGCTACAAAAAAGGACACTACTACAACTTAAATGTGTATAGGTCTTTATGAGTGGTAAGGGGGGAGACGCTCCCCCCTGTTTTCTAGACTGGAGAAAAGATGGCACAACAATTCAACTTAACGGCGCAGTTACAGCTTCAGGCACCTACCAACACAAACCAAGTAATTAATCAGATCCGTAAGCAGTTAAAGCCAATCGGTGTACAGGTTAAGATACAAAACGCAAGAAATCTATCTCAGGCTAATAGCGCATTAAGTTCTTTGAACAAAAACGCTCAAGCTTCTAAAAGATCTGTTAATGATTTAAATAGAACGCTTCAAGAGTCTGCTAGAAGATTTAGCGTTATTACGCTTGCTACTGGTAGTTTGCTAGCTTTAGCAAACGGTTTTAAAAATGCCGTGAGAGGTGCCGTTGATTTTGAAAGAGAGCTTATCAAGATTTCTCAAGTTACCGGTAGAACCACGGCTGGCCTTCAGGGGCTAACACAAGAGATAACTAGGTTGTCTACATCTTTAGGTGCTTCGTCTTCCGATTTGCTCGGTGTGGCTAAGATATTGTCTCAGGCGGGTTTTGCGGCTGCTGACACAAGAAGAGCTTTAGATATTTTGGCTAAGACTACTCTCGGTTCTACTTTTGATAATATTCAGCAAACCACAGAAGGTGCTATCGCTCTCTTGAGGCAGTTTAGCGTAGAGGCTCAAAGGTCTGGTGGCAATATTGCCTTCTTGGAGAAGAGTCTTGATGCCATTAACTCGGTTTCTAAGAGCTTTGCCGTCGAGTCTGGAGACCTTATTACCGCTATTCGTCGTGTTGGTGGTGTATTTTCTGCCGCTGGGGGTAGTGTTAACGAACTCATAGCTTTATTCACCAGCGTTCGCGCTACGACTCGTGAAAGTGCCGAAACTATCGCCACTGGTCTTCGTACCATTTTTACACGTATTCAAAGAACCGAGACTATAGATCAGCTTAAAAGGCTAAATATAGAATTATCAGACAGTAGTGGTAATTTTGTTGGAGCGTATAAAGCCGTTGAAAGACTATCTCAAGGGCTTGCCGGGCTAGATCCTAGAAGTGGTACGTTTAGCCAGATAGTTGAAGAGCTTGGTGGATTCCGTCAGGTTGGTAAGGTTATCCCGCTTATTCAACAGTTTGCCACGGCTCAAAACGCTCTTAACGTTGCTCAGAGTGCATCTGGTTCTGTTTCTCGTGATGCTATCAAGGCCCAACAGGGTCTTGGTGTTCAGATCGCAAAAGTTAGAGAACAGTTTGACGCTCTAATTCGTAAATTTTCTGATACTGCTACTTTTAACACCATTGCTACTGGGGCATTGAGGCTTGCAGAAGCCTTTATTAAGATTGCAGACTCTATGGAGAGGTTGTTACCTCTGATAGCGGCTTTTACTTTTGCAAAGCTTGGCAAGGGTCTTGCTCCTGCGGTTGGTGGCGTTTTAGGTATTGGCAGAAGGGCGGCCTCTGGAGGCTCTGTTTCCAGATTTGCTAGTGGTGGACTTGTTCCCGGATCAGGAAATAGTGATACAGTTCCAGCCATGCTTACGCCGGGCGAATTTGTAATAAAGAAGAGTAGTGTTAATAAGCTTGGCGCTGGTACTCTTGCGGCAATGAATCAAAACAGATATGCTGATGGTGGTATAGCTAGTCTAGGAAATAAACCAGCTAAGACAAGGTTTATTAATAATAAAAAAGAAATTGTTGGCATGGCTAAAGATACATATTATATGCCAAATAGCACAGATCGCGGTGTAGAGATTAGTCGGCAGTCATATCAGCAGCTTCGCGGCGGTGGTAGGGGCTGGGAGGAGTGGCTGAACAAAGAAAGTAAAAAAAATCAAGGTAGGCCAAGGGGCTTACCGAAAGGTAGGCTTAAACTAAATAGGCAGTCTGGATATCCGGTCGATTTTACCTCTGATTCTGGGCGAATATATGACGCAAAAGATCTGCGAGAGGGTTCTATATCTAATATAGAGAAGGCTAAAAAATCTTTAAATTATGCTTTTATAAAAGCTTTGGGAGGTGGCTGGAAATGGTCTGGACGACCGTCAAGCAGCCCAATCCGGTATGGTGGCCAAAGTTTTGGAACTTCAAACAAAAAACTTTCTCCTAATACAGATCAAATAAATCTACAGCCGTTAACTTTGTTATATCCAAAGATTGTTAACAAAGAGGGAAAAGCTCTAAATTTAAAAAAAGAGCAGGCAACAAGGACTCAAAGAAATAAAAACAACCAAGAAAAACCTATGGCTACAGGCGGCGGAATTTCTGGTTCTGATACGGTTCCGGCGCTTTTAACTCCCGGAGAGTTTGTTTTTAGCAAAAGTTCGGCGCAGAGCATTGGTTATAGCAACCTAAACAGAATGAATAAGCATGGTGTTCGCGGCTATGCGAGCGGAGGCATTGTTCAAGGCTTCAACGAAGGTGGTAGAGCCTCGGCTGGCGGAACGCTTCAGGGTATTCAGGGTGTTGCTCAGGCTTCACAAAGTATGATATTTTTGGCAGGAGCAGTTTCGACTGTTGCAACACAATTTCTTGAGCTTGAGGATGCCCAATCAAAAACCGTCACTGAGGTTATTGGTCGCTATACTGTCCTTACCGCTGCGCTTGGAACATTTGTCGATATTCTTACTAGTACGCTCTTATTATTTCAACTTAATAAAAAATCAGAAAATGAAGAGACTATTGCAAACAAGGCGGCGGCTGCTAGCGAATATGATAAAATACGAGCAAACAAGGCTGGGGTAGCCTCTTCTGGCGCTAGTGCCGCTGGATCAGTCACTGGATCAGCTGCCGGATCAGCTGCCGGAACCGGACTTTTCGCGAGACTAGGGAATTTTTTCAAAAGTATAACAAAAGTAAGGCTTGGACTTTTGGGCCTTGCTACAACAATACTTACTGTTGCTGGAACATTTATATATTTTGATTATTTAAAAACGCAATTAAAAAACCTAGCCGATGCCGCCAAGAGCGCTGCCGACGCACAAAACCAAGAGTTTGAATCTGGAAAATCTACAACATCCGGTAGATCCAGCGCCATACAGCAGGCTGAAAGTATTGTAGACTTACAGGCAAAATCTGCCGAATCCACTATTTCATATATGCGTCAGGGGATCATAGGTGTACTGAGCACTGCTGGAACACTTGGCGGAGCAGCCTTGGCGGGTGGAGCAACATTTGGAGCTGGCTCGGTTGCGGGCGGCATTGGTGGAGGTGCTGCTGGTTACGCTGCTGGTAGCAAGCTTGCCGACTATCTGTTTGGCGAAAAAGAGCAGCAGATATTAAGACAGCGAGACCAAGCACTTGCTAGACAAATAACAGTATTAAACAATCTTTATGATTCTTATGAGTCCGTTATTAGCGCTAGTAACAGTCTTAAAGAACAGTTTAGTAATTTTGCTTCTCAGGGCTTACAGGGAGGAGCGTTAGCTTCGGCTAGAATAAGTGCTGTGGGCGAATCGGGATTAACGACCCTCGCAAGACAACAGGCCCAAAACTCGTCTTTAATACTACAGCAATTCTTGGCTTCTTCAAATTTGTCTGATAGAGCTTTCGGACTTGATGACCTAGAGGCTGGAAAGATTGTAAGCGAGGGTGGATTCACCGAGCTTGATCAGCAGGGTTTTCAAAAGGCACAGCAAAATCTACAGCAAGCATTAGAGCAATTAAGTTTTGCCGTAAATGAAACACTTCAGACATTAGATATTGCCCAGAAAGATGCGTTCGCGCAAGGTCAAACAATATCTGGACAAAGAATTAGAGAATTGTTTAGTGGCATAGCTAAACCCACAACTGAATATGAACGAGCGCTAGTTCAAGCCAAGATAGCCCAAGTGGAAGAGTATAAAGCTAAAAAGGCCAACTTACAATTAGAACTGCTAGATGCTAAAATAAAACAAGAAAACCTGAAAGCAAAGGTTGATGAGGGTACGGCAACCAAAACAGAAATATCTCAATTAGAAATATATAATGGTCTTATTTCCAACTTAAATTCTCAAATTTCAGCTCTTAGTCCGGGAATAGCACAATTAGCCAATAATACTGAGACAGCCAACAAGGTAGTAATAGCGGAGAATCGGTCAAGAATAGCTGCGCTGCGAGCGCAACAGCAATATGCTGCTAAAGTAATGCAAACAGCTAGAGTTATGCAGAGTTTTCAGGAAGAAATTCAAGATCTAGACTTGCAGGGGCAGCTGTTTGATAATCTAAAAACCGCTAGGAGTGGGGGTTTAGTCAGGGGTAATGTTGTAAAACTTACTGAATCTGACATATCTAAAATAGCTAATCCGGCAAGGTTTGCGTCTGAATTAGCTAGGATCTTAGCTGGAGCACAAGATGCCCGTGTAACTAGTGCTGGCAGAGAAGCGTTACGGGTTGTGGAGATATTACAGAACGCGCAAAAAGTCCTTGTAGGTAAGGAATTTACTGGTACAAATAATAAGATAGACGCAAAAAATCTACTGATCCAGTTAGGAATAGACAAGCTGATTTCTCCTGATCAGCTAGAGGCGCTAGTTAATGAAATAGTAAACGTCGCCGCAGATGGTCTTGACCCACAAGAGTTTTCTCAGTTATTTGCTAAATTGTTTGAGGGTGCTCAACAGCAAGTTGATGGAGTAGTTAAAGCAGCAACCGAGAAGAGTGAAAAGTTTTTAGATAATTATAATAAATATCTTGACAACTTAATAGAAAAGCAAGACAGGGAAGTAAAAGCTAGAGAAAGGTTTGTTGATGCGTTAGATCAGTTTGACGACATTAGAAATCGAGTAACGCAACAACTTGCTAGAGATCGCGGTGTTGACATTGCGCCAGATATTGGTAGGTCTAGGTTTATTAGAGAGCAGGCCGAGGCCAGAGCAAATCTGAGAACTCGTGGACTAGACCCTAATTTTGCTGGAAATGTTCAGGCTCTAGGTGCGGCTAGAAGATTTCTTGAAAGCAGAAGAGATGATTTAACCGCAAAACTAAATCAGCAAAGAACGCAAGAGGAACAAAGAAAGACTGCCGAAGAATTAGCTAAAACTCAAATGAGACTTGAGGGAGTTAATAAAGAGCTAGAAAGGCTTAGAACAAGCACGACTGGCATAGATATGCTGTTTAATGCTATGGATAGAAACTCTCAACTTATTGATAAAGAGAGATCTAAAAGAGAAACATTGCTAGGTGTACTAGAAGAGGCTGTAACCGGAGGAGCGGAAGGTAGGCAAAATCTTTACAGAAATCAGGCAATGGCTACTAGGGCAATTCAAACGGGAACACTTCAGGGCTTTGCGCCAGAAGATCAGAAACAAATTGTTACTTTTCTTAGAAGTCTTGGCGATGAAATACCAGTCGCTTTTGGGAAGAGCGGAAAACAGCTAGCAGACGAACTTATTGCTAGAGACGTGTTTAGAGACCCGTTCATCAATCCTGCATTTAAGCAGGCTTTAGCCAGCACTATTACGTCTGAAGAAAAATTAATACAGGCCAATTTATCACTTGCAGAAAAAATAGATAAACTTGCAGATATTATGGTTGCTGCTAATAACCCCGCTATTGCTGGTGGCTTCTCTAAAGGTGGGGCGGTTTATCGTGCGACCGGTGGGGCGATAGGTTCTATATTCAAGCCTAAAGGTACTGACACCATTCCGGCCATGCTTTCTGAGGGCGAGTATGTTTTACGAAAGAGCGCCGTAGACAAATACGGAACCCAAACTCTTGACAACATGAACAAGGGAAAAGGTTTTGTTTCTGGGCCGGGCATGACCAAGGGTGGGGGCGGAAGCTCTCTTTCTCAATACTTTAACGAAGGTAGTGAAGGTCCGGTGACATTAAAAGATTTGCCGCCAGATCTTAGAGATTTCTTTTCAAAGAAGGGAATGTCTGGCGCAAAATTATTAGATAACTACTTGCGAGCACTAAATGATGAAAACGCACAAATTTATAGCGCTGCGGATACAACGACGCAAGTGCAGAATGTTGCTGGATACGCCGTGCCTGTTATTGGCAACTTATTAAACTCTGTTTTATTCAGTGCTAGATCTCTGACTGAGGGCGACCCAGCCGGAGACAAAATGTATGGAGCGATAGAGCAGTTTGCTTTTGGTATACTTGGAAGAACTATAGGAAAAGCCACCGGAGCAAAAGCTATGGGCGACACCCTTACTGCTGGACAGTCTCTTAATAGAGGTTTGCTCGCTGGTGAACTTTTACAAAAAAGATTCATGGAAGCCTTGGCGGAAGGTAATAGGGGCACATTGCAAGAACTGACATGGGGGGAAACGAAGCAGGCCACGTCGCAAGCAATCATGGGTCTCATGAGCAAATTCTCTGGTGGCGCGCAATCCTTACAGCAAACAATGAAGCCGCTACAAACTCAGCTAGCTGTAAAATTTGCAAAGTCTGACATTGATGCTGGCGCCATTAAAATGATTGATGATTTTGTAAATGTCGTGAATCAGCGAACTACTACTGCTCCTCTGGTGGGTAGATCTAAAAACACAGGTGGGATATATGAAGCGAGCAAGAGATCTATTACTATTAGCCCAACTTCGCGAGATCCAGCAGCTGCTTTAATGCATGAGAAGCTTCACTCCGTTAGCCACCTAACATCTTTGCTAGAAGATGCCGGACACAAAATAACACCAGACGTTCTCGGTATGATCTCGAAGAAGATGGGTGTTCCCATACAGGGCGTTAGAACTATGGTCAAATCTGGACTGTTTTCTACTAAAAACCCGATTGGTGGAGCATTTACCCCTTTTATACGTAAGGATAGTCCAGAGTTGATAGCTTCAAAGTTTTTAGAAGAATTCAACGTTGCTCAGGGTCTTATCGCGTCAGGATCTTCAGCACCGCTTGGAAGCATTAAGCTTCATGGTGAAAAACTTGCTCCAGCAATGTTAAAATTATCTAAAAACGATCCAAGAAAATTTCTTCAGCTTCAGAAGTTAATGCAGGCGCAGACCTCAGTAAAATTTCAGCCGAAACATTTTGAAAAAGGTGGAGCTTTTTATAGACTTATGGACGGTTCTCTCATGGATAGTAGAGACGGTGTAAGGTTTTTACACAGGCCGTCAATAGATGACGCCTTGGTTAGTTTGCAGGGGTTGTCTAAACCAGAGGCGATTGCTAGAGGTTTGAGTGGTGCTAATACGTCGCAAGAGGTCGTGGCTTATTTAAAGGCTCTGGGTCCAGAGGCTGGCGGCGCCGCAAGCCTTGTTGAAAGCGGAAATCTTACCAAAGATGGTATATTAAAGAGTCTTGGGTCCGCTGGAAGATCTGTTGCAGAGACCTTTAATTCACCCCTTAAAGATCTGGGTGCGGCGGGCGCTTATGGCGCAAAGCAGCTCAAGGCTGAGTCTGTGGACATGCTTAAACCCTTCAAGATTCCACTCAAAGGCGGGAACCCTTCAAAAATGTTGGCAGTGATGGAACTACTCACTTATAGGGGCCTTGATCAATTCAACAAATCCAAAGGAGCGATTGGTGGAGGTGTTCTTTCATCTGTAATGAAGCCAATATTAGATTCTGTTAGTGAGATAGCTATTGCTGGATTTATGAATGATGACGGAACCCTTAATCAAGAAAGATATAATGAGTATATGGAGGGCAAGCAGGCTTCTAATATGCTAAATTTGGTTAGTCAAAATCCAAAAGTTGCCGCTAGGGTGAATGAGCTTAGAGAATTTGTTAGAAAAAATCCGGGCGTTATGTCTAGGGAGGGCAAGCAATTAACTCAACTAGGACAGAAGGAGGTTGTTACTCGCATGACTAAAACCGGTGGCATCTTTAGATATATAGAGCAGGGAGGATCTGCTGATCAATTTGGAGCGGGAATATTCGGAACGGGAATAGGTGCCACTACTGAGGCGGCTTTCCTTGGGGTATTTGAAAATATTTTGGGTTCTGATACTCAGATTATCGGAACTGATTATGCGACCACAAGAGCTAAAGATCTTGATTTATCCAATATTCAAAACGATAATCAGGTGCGAAAAATACAAAAGATGCCGCTCTTTAGGCAATTCATGTCGATGTTTGGGGTCAATTCTTCAGATTCAAACACTTCTGGATATAGTGTTTCGGCAGCAGAAGATGCGAGTATATCTGATAGGCTTTTAGATTTGGTGATTTCTGAAGCCATTAATAATGCCGCGATGGAGGCCAACAAAAAACAAATGGAGTTACAGGCTCAGGCTATTCCTGCTGCTAGCGCGGCTGAAGAGCAAAGGAACGCTCAAGCAAAAAGTATTTCTGACCGGAAAGCGTTAGATGCCAAAGACTGGACTAAAGAAGAATTACTTTCGCCTGAAAAAACTGACGCCTCTACAGCTTTCCAAAGATTCAAAACTTATTCTAAGCTTGGTGCCACGAAACAGGCTTCTGGTGGATATAAAAGCGGTATTGGCGATAGATTTTCTTATAGAAATAAAAACCTATACATACAGGACTATGAGATTTCTAAAAAGCCTTTGTTTGACGTTATAGCTAGAGTTCCAAAAAAATCACCCAATATAACTGACGAGAAGATTTTTGAATTGCTTAACGCATATAAAGACAAAGACGGGCCAACATATAAAGAAGCCTTGCGTGGGCTGAGTGAATTTACGATAAATGATAAAATCGGTAAGGATATTGCTGATTTATATTTAGATCCCGCAAGAAATATTCCTACCTCTGGTTTCCAAAGCGCCGCATTTGATGCCCTGTCTTATTGGGCGGGCGCAGGCGACAGCGAACCCAGAAAAAGAATTAATAAATTATTTTCGTACCCTTTAGGGTATCAAAGGTGGGGAAGTAGCTGGCCAAGAAGCGTTTTCAATGGATTATCTACGAATGACGCCGGTGGCGGCTTAATGCACTTTATATCTTATTACGGCGATAAAGTTTCTTTAGAGTCAAATAATCTTCCCAGCAAGGCTAGAGATTTCGCGGCGTTTTTGTATAATAAGATGGGTAAAGGTAGCATACCTGAATCAGACAAGTATCCTAAATACTTTGCGCATGGCGGAAAGGTTCCACTATACTTAAACAAAGGGGGAGCCGGAGATAATGTTCCAGCAATGTTGACCGCTGGCGAATATGTCATGAACAAGCAGGCAGTTAGCAAGTATGGCATTGACACGATGGACAGGATGAACAAAGGGCAAATTTCTGCGTTTTCTCGTGGTGGGTCTGTTGGTAGTGGTGTCAGATATTACGCAAAGGGCGACTTTGTAGAAGGTCCAGATGGTTTAATCTATCGGCAGGCTGTAGATGATGATGAAAGGCTTAAAGACAGGCACGTTTACCACTTTGGTAAATACATGCGTGCGGGTCGTCCAGATATGGCTGTGAGATATGCACTTAATTCAGGCTTATATGTGGGTGGCGTTACAAGAGATGTGTTTGAAAGGTATTTTAAGGATAGAAATCAAGCTGTTCCGGCTGTTGCGCCTTTTGATCTCGGAGGACCACAGGGTGGCGGAGCACAAGGCGGTGGCGGAGGACAAGGTGGTGGCGGAGGACAAGGCGGTGGCGGAGGACAAGGCGGTGGCGGAGGACAAGGTGGTGGCGGCAACGGGGCTGCTAATCCGGCTATAGTTCAACTAAACCAAACTGTGACCGATTTAAAAACAACCGTACAGACTTTATCTACCAACGTTCAAACATTAGCAACTAGTTTTGGTCCTAATGGTGCAGCGGTTATGGAGTTTCAGAAATTTGCAAACGCTACAGATGTTCTAAGGCAAACCGTTGACAAACTGGTGCAGCCAACTGCTAATTTAAGCACTGGTTTACGACAGTTATCTACAGCTATAAAGGACGGACTATCTATAGAATTAGAAGTCGCTCCTATAGAAATCAAAGGAAATTTAACACTTGAGGGTAATGTTATAGATGGTCTCAGTAGGGGTGTGGGTGAATTCTTGATGAGAGAGGATGGACCACTATTCAAGGCTATTGATGCAGAAGTTTCTCGTAGATTTGATCAGGGGGCTGGCTGATATGGCAACAATAACATCTTCTCCTGCGGCTTTTATATCCGGCCCTACATTGCATCAAACAACAAGGGGGTTATTTACATCTGGACCAAGAACACCATCTGAAAGCACTAGCCTGTTTACTTCTGGACCATTGACACCAGAAGCCAGCGGTGTTATGTTTGTTTCTGGTCCTGTTTTTGAAAGCGGCAATATTCCAGCCTTTATAGCCGGGCCTTATCCCAGTAGTGGATATTTTACTTCTCGTATTACCAGTGGTGGTAGTCCTGACGATTTTGCAACTTTATATATACAGAGTCCACTATCGAATGGCGGCGGCGGAGATGTTGACGATGCAATCAATTCTCTCTACGTAAAAGGTACTACCTATAATGTTGATACTAAAGGTGTAATGTCTTTATATTTAGAGTCACCCATAAAGGCTGGCCATAATGATGACGCTTCGTTGTTTATTCAAACCAGATCTGAGTTTGCAATAAATAACTCTGGTATATTCTCAGCGTTCATAGGTGTCGATCCTGCCATAACAACCGATACTGGGGCCGAGATTCTCACATCGCAGGCTGTAGCTTTTGTGAGCGGTTCAAATGTTAGTATGGTATATGAAGGATTTAATACCAACTCTACAATGTTCATAGAGTCTAGAGATTCTTATAATCAAGATTTTGGTATATTTATAAGGCTTCCAAAAGCTGATGCGATGACGGCTTTTGTGTATAACTATGATACAAACGATAATAATTTTTCCATAACGGTAGATGGTGGAGGAATACCTGATTCTGGTAATTTTAATATGTTTATTTCTCCCCCTACGGCTAAAACATTAGATATACATATGAATGGATACTTGGAGTAAAGCATGATTATTTATGATGCCCACGTAAAAGGCGGAAATCAAAAACTAATTATTGGTGGAGTTTCCGATCCTCAAAACTTTTCTCAAGCCTTTAGTGGTGAGGGTGTGGCTGGAGGTTTTGCTGGACCCTTTCCAAAATATTCAATCAATAGGGAAAACATATTCAAGACTGGCGCCGGAACATATATCGGTTCAAAGTTTGTAATAAATGTGACCGGAACAGCTATTATCAAGCCAACTCAGACTGGTCAAGATATAACCGAGATTGGTCAAAGGCAAAATAGAATTCAGGGCGAAACCATAATTGGTCTGCATTTTCTTCGGAGTGTTTTTCCAAGTCAAAATGCCGGAAGTTTAAGGATCGAACCTTATGGTGGCCTCCCGCAACATATTGTTTTTCATGACGCGAAGCTAATAAGCGTTTCTCTTCCAGAGCAAAACGATCAATCTGCCGGAGTTCAAACAAGAGAATTTAATTTTGTTTTTGAGGCTTATGATGATCAAAGCGTAGTAGGCGATCAGGTTGGCAGTCTCGAAAGAGCTAAAACTAAATATTTATTATCAGCGGCAGATGAATCTTGGGAACTGACAGAAAATTTAGATATTCATTTCTATAAAGATCGTCTCCCGATGAACGATCCATATAAAACTTATACTCTTACTCATACCGTTAGCGCAACAGGGCAAAAAAAATACAAGCCAGAGCCTAATGTTGGAGAATTAGAACAGGACGGTGAAGCTTTTAGGCAGGCCGTTCAGTGGGTTAAGGACAGACTAATTGACGACCCAACTGTTCCTGTCGAAGAAGACATGATGGGTGATACAGAGTTTTTCCTTTCTCAGTTTCTTCCTATGGAGATGAATAAGCCAAGGGGTGGTGGAGAACTTGGTTTTAAATTCAGTCCAGAGTCTGGTGCGCCAGTTCCCTATACTGGTTATAATCACGTTAGGTCTGTTCAGCATGATTTTGGAGAGGGTTCTTATTCCGTAACTGATACTTGGTTATTGTCTCAAGATAATTCTAGCGCAACATATTCTGTGGAAGCTAACTGCGTATTAGATGAAACCGCGCCGGTAGATACAGTATCTCTTACTGCTACATTTAGCGGTCTAGATAAGCAGTATTCAAAAGTGAACGCGATATCACAAAAGCATAAAAATGCTGTAGAGGCTATGGAGATTTTTGAAGGTCAAGCGTTTGGATTTGCTGAGGAAATGTATAAAAAATCTCAGGGTAGTGGTAAATTAGAATCAAGACCCATATCAAGATCTGTGTCTCATGTTAAGGCTCTCGGTCAGGTTACTTTAAATATTACATATGACACCAGAGAGCAAAAAATAAAGGGGTCGTCGAGAGAAAACGTTACGGTTTCATATTCTAATCAGGGTGGGCTAGTTGATGTTATTGCAGTTATACCAGTAATTGGTAGGCTTCAGGGGCCGGTAATCCAAGACATGGAGACAACAGAGATAGCCAGAGTTACAATAAACGCAGATATTACTATGGAAAAGAATTTCGGAAAACCCGATGGCACTATTTTAACTAAGCCATACAGGAAGGGTCACTGTAGATCTTTTAATGAAAACTGGAATCCGACTACGAGAAATTATTCACTTTCGGAAACTTGGGAATTTACCCCAGAACCCGAAGTATAAGAAAAGATTATTAGGAACAAAGAATGACTACACAACCATTAAAACTGTATACAGACTGGATAATACCCGCTGATGAAATTGCTACCGACCTTCTAGAGCTTGATAGTAAGTTTTTTCAAGCCACTGTGTATTATATAGATCCATCTACTAAACAGAGAGTAGATGTAGATGGTGTAAAGTCTTTTTCTCCTTCCGAGGGTACTATTCCAGCTGCGGGGGATGTTGAAGTAACTCTAACTTTTACTACTTCGGATACGCCACCATCTGGTTATTATTTCTTATTACCGCCCGAAAACAATGTAAGAACTATTCATGTTTTAGAACTTTCAACACGGGTCGAGGGTGACGACTGGATTCATTGGCCTGTTCCGCTGTTTGAATCTAAAAAACCGACAGATGGAGAGTCGGATATACCCATTCAATTGTTTAGTCAGCCACACTGGAGAAATCGTGATCCTAAACCAATGGAAGCGGGTCAACTTCCTTATGGGTACACTTTTGGACCAGAGTGGAAAGAGGCTGTCGTATTTTTTGAGGATAGGCTTACTCCAAAAAAGGAGGGTGGTGCAACTCCGTATGTTAGACCTCCCGAAGAGGGCGCATCTCCTAATATTATTTCCGGCGAGATTGAATACGAGGGATTTGATTTAGACGAGAAGCTAGATGTTGGAACCCACACCATTAAAGCTATATGGAGGCTTGATGATGAGCCTTACAAAGAATATGGTCTATTTTTGGGCGGGATAGAACTAGAAAGACAATACGAAATAGAGATTGTTCAACAAGAACCAGTTATTATTTGGGACACGGTTGAAAAATCTGAAAGCGCCATTAAAAATGGTATACTTGTTGAAGCTCCGTGCGAAATTTCAAGCAAAAAAATTCCATATATCACAAACAGTAATGCTGAATATCCAATAAAGGCGGTTGATCCGATTACCCAAGAGGAAATAGAAGGAGATTTTGAGTTCGATCCTCCAGAAGGTACTCCTGTATACGAAAGTTTTGAGTTAAAAGCTAAATTTATTCCGACCGATGTAAACTACTATGAAATAGATCTTCCGCCGGTAACAATCCATGTGTCGAGCAGAGACAAGGGAGAACAAAATCCCCCTGTGATGTTTAATGCTTTGGTTGCTTCAGTTGATTCCAGCGTAGGATTCGGTGGAGACAATTCTAGCTGTTCGTTTACTCTTGTTGAAGACCCAGAAAATGGCTACAATATAAATATTCCTCCTGCCGGAACCGCTTGTTATTTTAGATATAGGGGTTTCAAGTTTAGCGGCGTTCTTCAAAGGTGGAATTATTCGGAGTCTATAGGCGGTAAAAAATATAACGTTCTTTTAAATTCAGTTTCTTCTTTTATGGATGGCGTTCATGTAATTCTTGACAAATTTGAAGGCACGGCATTTCTTGGCGATACAAAGTTTAGTCCTTCGGGAGGTCAACAGATACCATACCAAAATGGCGGAGTAAGAAACCTTTTGAATCCATATGGATATTTTGAAAACTTTACGCTTGGCTTAGGTGGTGGAGCAACAGACGGCATTTGCGGCGGGCAAGAATTAGATCAGTTTGCCGGAGGGGACGATGGACAGTGGACCTTTAATCCCGATCTTGTTGACGAATTTGGTATTGGTACTTGGGGTGATTCTGGAAGAAATGACCAAGGTTTTAACGGCAGAAAGCTTCTATCAACCATCCAAGCCATTTCACAAGGAGGTACGCCGCACGGAGATAAATTATTTTTTGGCAAAACTCAATACAAGCTTGATCTCTCAGAGTTGATACCCTTAGTGCCAGAATATTACAGAATTTCTGCTTCTCCTTCTTTAGATCTTAACTCTATCATAACAGATATGTGTGAGTTAATACAGCACGATTATATTTGGACACTAGACGGGGAAGAAAATACTGAATGTCCAGATTTTGGTGATCAATATTTAGATCAAGACAATGTTATTGCAAAGATAAAACTTATAGATAAAGGTAAACCGCCCTCCGCTGGAATCATTAAAGAGTTTGTTGAGTCCGCAAGAGATTCTGGAACTTTAATAAATTCTAGCATTGGTAAAGAGTTTCAAAATGAAGCCACTCAGAAAGTTATACTTGGTGGTCAGGCGACTAGATACTTTCTGGCTACTCAGGCAGATATGATTCCTGTTTTTGGGCAAACCTCTGATGGTGGATATATTGTTTCTAGAAACTTTGAAAATGTTCAATCTGGAGCATATAATGATGATAGAAAGATAACGCTTTTTGTGCAAGGTTCTAAGTATTCAACCGCTTTTACAGGTGGTGGACCAAGATCATATAATTGTTCCATAGCAGAGCTTAGAGCGGCTAGAAAAGGCATGGATTCTTGGCTAACATTCAAGTGGCTTGAGCATATATGGTTACTGTTAAATGGTGGTTCTGACTACACTTCTGGACTTTTTGAGAATTATAGCGCAGATCTTGATTTTTGTGGTCTTACCTCTTTTGGCGCTCCTAGCAGGCTTCAAGGACTAGGCCCGCTTGCATCGACTCAAGTTATGAAAAACTCTATGATGAATTTTAATGGTGGACCTGTTACCTTTTCATCGGCAGAACTTAATATCCTTGCAAACAGGTTTGCGGGATATCTTGAGCTTGACGAAACTGGTACTTATAGTGGTATATGGTCTACCGTGAGTAATTGTGCTGAAAACTTTTTTGGTAGAAGGTTTTTAATATTTTTACCAAAAGAGCCGGGAGGAATAGAAAACAATCTTAAAATTTTAAAAGATAATGTTGATCAAATTCCTTCTTGGGAATTGGCAGATTCTGCTTGGGTGGATGAGTCTCCTCCTTATCTCGATAATCCGAGATATTATGACGAATCAGGCATGTTAAAACCTATCAATGTTTTTCCGAGCAACTGCTCTCTTGGCGGCGGTGTTGCCGAGCGATTTTCCGCTGGAGAAATAACCGGGATTGCAACGAATGAAAATGGTCCAAGTTTTCCGGCTGGCATAGAATGGTTGCAGCTTGGGTCTTTGGAGTGCGAATTAGAACCTTACGTTGTCGTAGACACCGGAGTTCAAGCGGAAAGCTCAGACCTATTTACCTCAAATAATTGGGGATTTCTGATGATGTCGATGTTTATATCGCAGGGGACTAGTCACCCTTGGGGCAAAGGTGTGGGCGGTTCTGGCCCTACTTCCGTTGCTTTTGGTCCAAGCGTCAAGGCTCCTGTCGCAATAGGGATACCGCAAAAAAGCCAGAGATACTCATGGGGACCTTGGTATCACGCAAATCATAAGAATGGAAAGCTAGATTTTATTTATGATCCAGAATTGGTTCCTCAGTCTTTTGGTAGTCAGCAAGCTATGTCAGAAATGGCTCAGTCTCAGGCTAATACCGGCGTTGCCACAATGGAAGAGGCTGAGAATGGAAGTTATGAGATAGCAGAATATCCTCAATACAATTTGGCTGATAGGCTCTTGGGTGCTGGTCCATACGTGACTAATATATCAATAAAGGTCGGAACTTCAGGTATTTCTACTAGTTATCGGTTCAATACTTGGACTCCAGATTTTGGCAAGCTGCAAAAATACAACCAAAATAGAATGTCTAGAATTTGGCGAAACAAAATGAATTCGCTAAAGGGTGATGGTTCTAGCGGTTCTGGGACGGGTAGCTATAGAACGGCCAGAGAAGAGATCCAGTCAAAGGATTACCCAAAGGTTGCTAATACGTTTAATCCAGAAACGAGCGCAATTATGGGTAGTTCTGGATGGGGGGAAGGTCTTCTAAGTACTGGACACCATGAAATAACTTCATCTTCCGCATCAACACTATATAGCTCCACGGCGGCAGATGCTGGCGTTGGTCCAAATTACAAAACCAGCTTCGGAAATTCTAAAGAGCAGTTTTATGCTGGCTACTCTTCTAATAGAGACAGAATCCCAAACCAATCGCTTCCATCTATACAAGACCCATCTATGGGTGGAGAGATGGTTACTGGAGAAAATCTGGCTAGCGCTGGATTCAATGTGTATCGCGCAGGAAGTTCCGATGGCGCTATTCTTCCTACTAGTAATGATCTAGATCCATATATGAACTATGGTATATTTGGAAATAATACTGGGGGAGGTGTTGTAGGAAATACACAACAACAACAAAACCCTGTTGAGCAATGGATAGATGATTGCGTGCATAAAGATTATTTATTCTTTGTATATGATATACAGAACAGCTTTCCAAACACTATTAGTCCATACAAAGCCAAGCTCAATGAAAGCTTTAGTGGGCAAGCTCTGAAAGATATGACCGAAGCTAGAGCCGCAGGTCTTAAAGGTCCGCTAGTTCTTAGTGGATGGGGTTTTGATATTGCGAATAACCCGGTTCCAAGCGACACCGATAATATTCGCAACTTCAATACACAGCTTCTTTGCAATAGAAAGAATTGGAAAACTGGTCCTGTCAAACTTATGTGGGATGAAGAAAGAAAAATTTGGTCTGGTGGACTAGAAACTTTGACGGGCGTTGTGTATGAGGACGACGTTGAGGCTCCACAAAGCCCAACACAGCCTACCACCTTTAAGTTAAAAGTTTTAAGGAAGGTGGATGCAGCTAAAGGAACTGAAAGCAGTCTAGACTACGCAGACCCACCTGAAGTTATTACTTGCTATAATCGAGATCCAAATTTCTCAATGTCTGCCGGTCCTAACTCTTACCTAACGGTTATGAGAATCAATTATGAATGGGTTCCTCTTGCTGGCGGTGCTACTGTTGGTGACATCGTATCATTTGAAACTCAAGAACCCGAAGAAGAATGTAAGCAAGATACTCATATTTGGTGGGTTAGCGTGCAGAGGGAGGGAAATGCCAATAGGCCGGGAATTACTGATCCTACAGAGTTTCCATCTGGAGGTCCGGGAAACTTTGACTGGAACGGTTTTGAGCCTAAGAAGCCCGAAAGACATGCTGACTACTGCCAAAACTCTGGAACGCAGGGCTTCGATGGAAAGAACGCTTGGAGAGCAAATACGGAAATTATTTATGAGGGTGAATCTTTAGATAATGTCGCAACTACGCCGGGAGAGGGTTTAAATAATCATTTCTGGATTATGAAAACATGTTATCCGTCCCCCGGAAACGCTGAAGCAACCCTTGAGGTTTGTGCCGGAAGCGAGTTACAGACGGGGCATTATTTTGGAATTAGAGACTCTTATTCAAATATAGATGGGGTCAATCCGCTGATAAATGAGACAGATGAAACCTTTGCTAGATACTTCTACTTTGTAGTTGATGGAGATGAGACTGGGGTTCCACAATTTTCAGACTATCCAACAAGTGCAGATTTTGCTGGCACCCCGGAAGAATTTATGGAGCTGCATGTTAAGGCTATACATATAAACAGTGATGATCCACCGTCTATTGTGGCTCAAAAAATACACTATGCTCTTTATGGCTCTGATATACCATTTACTTCTTCTGCTGATTGCGGAAAGGTTAAGATTACTCAAAGTCTTTCCGGGTTAACAGGCGATCAATCTAATGAGGGGTTGTCAAGTCTTCCTAGCTGTATGAAACTATCAAACTTTGCCGGAGGCGAGGGTTTTGATCCAGAGGCTTGGGGTGCCGCCAATTCAGGAAATTTGGTCGAGTGGATTAATTACGAGTCAGATGCATTGACGGATGGTACGTTCTTTCCAGAAAATGACTCTTGGTTCGGTTCTGATGGTGATTGGGCTGGACCTAACTATGGCGATGCTACTATTGGAAGTATTTATCACAATGGTTGGAACGGCACATATCAAACCCCAAACAGTTTAAGGTTGGACGACTGGGAGGATATGGTTGAGATGCTTCATGACATGTCTAGCTATCTGGGTAATCATGACTATACTACAAATGAGATAATCAATAAAATAACTGGCGAAGATCCGTTAACCGGCAAGCCTTGGCTTTCAGAGTGTGATGAAGATAACCGCAAATGCGAAGGAAGGCAGGATTTTTCATCAATTATTGGGCGCATCACTCAGTATCCATGTAACGTTACCGAGGTTCCCGGCGAAATATGTGTCAAAGAAAATGATGAAGGTCAATGGGAAGTAGATTCTGAGTCTGCCGACTCTGACGACTGTAGGGGGTATATTCAAATTCAAGATCCTATGGGGGCCTTCTTGAACAACAGATTTGCTAAGGATCTTAGGGGTCGCAGAGGGGTTGCGATGTATGTTTGGAATTATCAGCCCAACGGCCCATGCGGAGACGATCCAAATTATTATGATAGTCATTCAAATCCTAATTGTTACTGGATGATTATCTGGATGGATATGTTTGAAGAAATAGATCTAGTTAGCGATGTTATTATTGGGACTAAATCTATAACTATTGAAAAGAAGAAGGTGGACGTATGGAATTATTGTGACCTTGATCCTCATAGGATCGAAGGTGCCACTTGCGAATATGAAGAAGATGGAACAGATCCCGGCGGATCTCCAGCAGCATAGGTTATTTTATGACACATAGACACAGACCTAGATTAGTTCAGTTTAGTCGCGGCAAACCTCTTTTCACCGGAAAAAAGATTGAAGAGATGGAAAGAGGTCCTGCTGGAATGTTGGCTTTCACTCCGGCCTGCTGTTGTAATCAGGAATGTTTTCGCACTGTTATATTTGTCAGCATAGGCGTGGCTGGTAATACAGATGGTCCAATAGAGCCTCCAGATAGCCCCCCTATAAGGGAAGGGGCTAAAGTGTTATTTCATTATCATATTTATGATACTGTACCACTTAATTATGAGATTGGTCGAAACTATCATACTGAGGTTTGGGCTATTGAATATTGCTGGACTCAATGGGATCTGAATCCAGCAGATCTACTTAGCCCAGAAGAATCTTATTATGAAGAGCTTTTAGATTGGGCGTGTCTCACAGAAAAGCTTTGGTATTATGGCGCTAGCGACGAAGAAGAGTTGAATTCATTTTTTGCTCCCGGCGGAAAATATTTTGGGGCCGCTATGCCAACTTGCTCTCCTATTATAGAACATTTAGACGACCCTTGGTGCGAAGCTACATACCAAGATATAATCAACGAACACCAAAGCGGATATAATGAACTCACAGACTGTCAGTGGACGGATGAACTTTTATATGGCGGAGAGCAGCGATATCTAGATGGTGGATGTCCTCATTGCACATGCCATTTAAGCTGCTCTGATCCGTGTCCAGACATTACCTATAGAGGTACTGAAAAATGCTCTACTATTTATTTAATAGAAATTAGTGCTAACGGCATATCTGGAGCTGGGCCAACCGAGCCAGCCGACGATGACCCTACCGGTTATAACGGGAAATTTGGAACGGCGACTCTTGTGTGGCACGCCCACGCCTACGATCAGTATCCCGGAACGAATATTGGTAATTATTATCATACTCATTTTTGGGCCGTTGAGATATGCTATGAATGTGCAGATCAGTTTTGTGCAGAGACATCTTTTGAAGAATATTTAAATAACTGGGCTTGTAATTTACAGAAATCTTGGACTGGTTCAACAACCTGTACCTATAACATAGAAATAATACCAGACTATCAACGCAACCCATCTTATCTTCGTGGTATATTAGATGATGAGGTTGATGCCATAACGCAAATAACTTCTCCACCACCCGATACCAATCAAGCTATTGGTGAAGATCTTTATGGTCCAAATTTTGAGACGGATTGTATTAGTGATCAAAATACAGACGGTAGCGCATTTATTAGGGGAGGATAACGTGAAGATAACTAAAGAGATGATACTTGAAAATCTGAAAAAGAAAAAGGTGGAAATAAATATTACTTCTTCTGAATTTCCCAACCAGTTCTTTGAAGAGGGGGTATCGCAAAGGGTGGTTTTGCCCAGAGATACCGCTGTCATTACCGCGACTGATCAAGGTTTTATTAACGGTGCTTACCTTTTAGCTTGGACCGTCCTTAATAATACTGATACAGATTTTATATGTTATGATTTAGGCATAACAGACTTGAGAATGAAGAAACAGATGCAGTCTTGGGGCACTAAGTTTATTTTTATGAGACCGCCAATATCTAGAAACTATAACGGCTGGCAGACGCTAAATAAGCCTTGGTATATAGCTCATGCTCTACGTAGCTATAAAAACGTGCTATGGCTTGATGCAGATGTTTGGATCTATGGTCGTAACACTCTTGTTGAAATGCTTGAAATAACTAAGTCTGGTTTTTTTATACCAGATCATGGAATTCATTGCCCTGCCACAAACAGAAATGATCCTAAAATCTATAAGTTTGTTCCTAGTCCAAAAATAGAATGGGGGCAAAGGGCAGATAATTATTGGCCATGCGCGGGCGTTATTGGTTGTTCTGACAGAGATCAAGAAATTATAAATGAGTGGAAAAATAGATTGGTTACTTTAGATATTAATCGCGCAATAGATGGTCTTCCTTGGTTTGATCAGGGTGTAATACAAGACATTATTGATTTTGAATTACAAAATGGTTATGTCTGGAACAATCTTAATGCACATAGAAATGGAGACCCTTGTCGGATTTTTACACAGTCCTATAGTGGTTTTTCTAATATATATCATGCTGGCGGTCAGATCAAACCTTGGAGAAATTGGCTAAATTTAAACTGGCCAAACCCTAAAACTCTGCGTTGGAAAAAGGAATTTGTTCGATGATTGCGAATAGTATTAAGAAAATATTGATTATTACTCCGTTTAAATGTGGCTCTAGTACATTGTCTCAATTAAGTGGAACTCCTTACACCTACATGTTATACGGACCTGCAAACCTTTACAATATAGAATCCTTTACTGTACACTCACCATTCGTTCCTATTGAGTTTTATGGTTATCGCAGAATCATTATTTGTAGAGACCCTTATGAAAGAGCTTCCTCTATGTATTTTCAGCACACTAGATGGACAAAGAAAAATAACTTACCCGAAATAGACATTGATACTTATATTGATGAAAAACTTTTGCGTATGGACCCAAACGCCCCAATGCTTTTACCTATATCTAAACTATATCAAGCATCTAATTGGGAAGAATTCTGGAGGCTTGAAGAGTTAGATGAGCGAATTTTAGAAACGTTTGGAATTACTATTGGGCGCCAGAATGTTTCGCCTAATACGATAACTTTAAACAATGAGCAAAAAAGAAGATTGAGACCTTGGGCAGAACAAGATTGTGAAAATTTTAACTATGAGGTATTTTAAATGGGGTGTGGATGCGGAAAAAAACATAATACCAATCCTGTAAAGAATAAGGTTGTTGATGCTAGCCTTCCCGTCGTTGGTTCTTCTCCAGAGCCTTATCCGGTGGTAAGAAATTCTATATCCTCAAGTCCTAATTATTATTCTAAATATAGAACTAATGTTTGTGCTTCTTGTGAGTTTAATAAGGGTGGCATATGCGAGAAAATAGCAGAAAGATCAAACTCATATAGGGCGCAGGTGCTTAATGGAGTAACGAGAAAATCTTTAGCTTGCCCGATTGGTAAATGGCCAGCAATTGCTATTGAATGTCCTTTATGTAGTCGTTTAGAGGTTATTCCAGAAAGATACAATATATGCAATCAGTGTAGACAGAAAAAATCTTCGGGCAATATTAGAAACCTAAATGCAAAAAGTAAAAAACATCTATGCTACTTAATGGATGCTGAAGATGGTGGCAGGATAGGGTATCATCTAAATAGAATAATAAGAGAGTCGGATACTTTCGATGGGCAGTCAATATGTTTTTTCACCACTAAAGATCAAGATATAATAGATAGGTATACTCCAGCTTTGGAAAAATATTTTGATAGTATTATTTTTAGTAAGAGAAACATATATGCGATGCTGGGGGAAATGGATATAGATTATCAATATGACGTTATTTGTTTCGCTCACTCTAAAATTTTTAGCGATGTACCAGAAGTTAATAATTTTGTCACGGATGTAATGTACGAAACAGTTTTCCATAACTGGGACGAGATTTACAAAGCTATGGGTAACAAGTATTATTGCGCGGGGGCGTTTCAGGACGACTTTAATGGAAATCAAAACAAATGGTCTTTTTCTGGCGGCTTTTTTTGGGCTAGAGCATTTTATATGGCTAGAAAAAATTGGCACATCGGCGGTGCTGGGGATTTTGGTCAATACCTTGGTCATCATTTCAAGAAAGAGGAGTCCTACTGCACGTTCGGAGATGGGTACAATATACGAACCGCAGACCATAACACTATTATGCTAGATATTGCTGCGGATTTTAAAAAATGGAAACAATAAAAGTCTAACAATTCAATAAAATGTGTATTCATATTTAACTAAAGGAGAAATTATGGCTACAATCGACTTTCAAATTAAATACAACTCAGCTATGGTTGCTGGTACACCAAGCCTGCATGGTTCTGGTGTTGCATTTTTTGGGCCTACTCAAGGTTCGTCTGTACAAATAAATAGTTATCAGGACTCGACTTATATCTCGAATGGTAACGCTACCACTATACAGGGACAGGCAAACAACAACAAGTTCATTGATGGTGTTTATCCAAGTGGAATGTGTACGATAAACTCTACTGGCACCGAGTACACTGTTGGACTGAGTGGCATTAAGAGCATGGAATGTGCTGTTGGTATCAGATTCGGCCATACAAGCGCTGTAAACACTCAGAACTGTCAGCTTAGAGTGTATGATAGAGATAATATTAATTCTCCTGCTAGTGGAGTAAATACCAAGGTTGCAGAAATTGTTAACTTTAATGGTTCAACCTATAACGATCAAGGTTCTCAAGGTGTCGCTTCTTCTGTTGTTGGTAGTGGCGATGCTTTTTGGTGGGGCGAAGAATGGCCTAGCGAAATGTGCATTACTCAAAACTATTATCAAAACAGTCTTGGGGCACAATTCTACAATGGTCTAGAGACTGACGCTGCTGTTAATGGTGATCAAAGGCTGAGTGCGGCAGGCGTAACCGATAATGATCTCTCGGTTGGAGGATCTGGAATAATTGTTCCTCTACTTGATTCTCCGGGTAGTGGTCAACGGGGCTTGGCCGAGATTACCGATAACACTACTGGCGCTGGAGTTGTTCCCGGAATGATGTGGCCAAAATGGACTCAGTATGTGGATTCCACCAAGCAAACAGCTTTAATGGGTTCTAGCAATAATTTTGGCAATGGTCATGCTGCTGCCAATATTGGTAACACCTATGGCGGAACTGGACTTCATACACATCACACTTGGTGCGTAGCTCTGTCTGCCAGCCCACTATCTTTAGGGTCAAAAGAGCAATATGGTATTTATGTATCCCTAGAATATCTGTAATTTTGACTCTATCTGCTATTAGATAGCAAAAAACCCCGCCGTGAATTATCGCGAGCGGGGTTTCTTTTTTGAGCCTTATTTGAATATTATTCAACCTGTTTGGTTTTATTATTCCATTTGGTCCAACCTTTATCTGGTAGCCAGTTGCCCTCACCATCTTTGCGTTTTGGGAACAGTCCGCCACCCTTCTTGTTTACACCGAAGGATAACTTTGCACCACAGTCGAGACATCTCAACTCGTAGTATTCATTTCCATCGTTTTCGCGAACAACCCATCTTAGGTTTTCGCTTCCGCATTTACCGCAGGCAGATTCTCCAAAAACTTCTTCCAGAGAGGATAGCTGTTTAACAATATCCTTTTGTGTTTCTCCTTCAAAAGTAATGGTTAGACTGCCAACCTTTTTAGTTACTTCCATCATTACCTCCAATTATTGTTATATCCCTTAATACTTTTTGGGATTTCTTTAGACTGGTTTTGATACTCATTCAAAACTTTAATCATTGTACATGCTTTACTCTTAGTGATATCTTCTATAGAGTCATATGTCTCCTTTCCCTGATTAATAAACTTTATAACATCTACATCTACATCTTTACACTTTACATCAATAAAGTTGATTTGTGGATTCGTAATTGGGTCTTCTTCTTTCCATTCGCCGCTTGTTGGTTTTGAGGCGATAGACTGACGAACAATAGCAACCACATCCTTGTTTCTCGGAATCTCTTCTGCGGCCACACAGCGTACTTTAAGAGCCTTTCTCAAGCACCGACCTTCAGCCTTTGTGCTAGCTGTAGCGGCGGGATGTGCGCAGAACAGATCGTCTGAGTTACCATGCCAGCAGTCAGCAACGTCTCCGTATGTTCTTAGCTGTCCAGAATTCATCCAGTCAATTATGACCTCAAAAGCGACAGTGGCTCTACCGGGACCGTTTGGATCATCAGACGCGATAATCGTTGTTGGTCTGCTGACAATAATATCTCCGAGAAGTTGTTCTGCCACTCGACGAAGACCAATGGTAAGTGGGTTTCCATTATACATTTCTGAATCTAGAAACTGATCCATAACGTAATCATGCCATCCATCAGAACCATATTCAGGAATATCAGACTCCTGCACTTGAGTTTCTACATCTTGATTCTCAACATCGTCTTTATCAAATAAATCTGTACTTAAAGTCATTTTATCTCCAATTCTATGAATCTGTCCTTCTTGTCAGGGAACCTTTCCTGAATCCTAGTTACTTGTTTATCTATCTTGTTCCAAAGTTCTCTGGCCGACTTTTGTGAGAAACCTTTCAATAGATATTTAACCCTTATAACACAATAACCTTTAGAAATCAAGGCGCCATTTTTAATAGAGTCAAGTTTAATGGTCTCTTTCAGTCTTTTCTCGCCAAATATTGGCAAGAAATGTTGTGGCCCATCTAATTCTATTATAGTCTTCAGTCCGGGTAAAAACAAGTCAATCTCGTACTTGCCCGGAATTAAATTCTTTTTATGCATAACCACATCAATGTTCTGATCTTGTAGCCTTTCGTAAATATATCTCTCTGCCTTAGAGCCTTCAGAGCATGTTTTTTGCAGAGCTTGACCAGCCTTTTCCATCATATCCCTACGTTTGTCGGCTGGCATTTGATTCCATCGCTCTCTGGCCTCTTCTGATATTTGGTCTCTTTGTTCATCTGTCATGTTTTTCCAATTCTGATGAACCCCTTCGCTAATCTTGACTTTTTCTTCTTGGGTTCTTCTTCTGCCTTTCGTTGGATGTTTGTTTCTGCCGCTTTCCATAGCTAACTTTTGAGCGTCAGATCTGCTTCTTATTTGTACGCCATGCTTCTTTAGTATTCTTTCTATCTTTTTGGGATATGTTCCCAGCTCTTTGGCGATAGAATAGGTGCTATGATTGTCCTCATACCTACTAACAATATATTCTTCATTGATAGACATTATTACCTCATTATATTTAAGAGTTGGTCTTTATCCCAATCCTCCACAATGCCACAAACATCCCTGTTGCAAAAATTATTAATAACTCCTGCGTGCGAATTGCTTCTAGCGATAAGATTGATCTTTTTATTAGACATAATTTTAATTGTTTCACTGTAACTAGCCGGATTATTTAGCCACTCAAGATCCCAAATGTATAAGAACTTCTTAGTGATGCCTGTACATTCAAGCAGCTGATTGGCTGTACTAATTGATGTAGCAATACATGATCCACTAAATTGTGGAAGAAATGTAACTATAGGGCATGAGAAGCATGGGTCTGTAACTGGTATGGTTACATTATTTACGAACACACTACAAGAATTACTACAATCTTCTGAGAGTTTATTAAATTCTTTCACGAGAAAAAAATTACATTGAGATGGTCCTAAATTTTTTACGATGGCTGCTATATTCATTTTGTATCTGCTATCTCCTTTGTGATTTCCGTAATAAGATTTATTTCTTCATTAGTTAGTTCTGGATACGATGGAAGAATTACTATTTCTTTATGTAGCCCTGTTGCATTTGCATGAGTTCTCCCCGCCATGCTGTGTAGGAAATCTAAATGCTTATGATGTTTAAAAGAATAAAACATTGGTCTGGTTTCTATATTATGGGAATCAAAAACACGTTTGTTGTCTTCATAAGACTTAGATCCAACAATTCTCACACCATACATCCATCTAGAGTGTTCATAGACCACCTTTTGTGAAATTATATTTGGATGATCTTTAAACGCTTCATTATACTTCAGAAACAATACCTGTTTTCCGCCATATATATTATCCCACTCTTCTAGCTGGCCCAGCAGTAGTGCAGCTTGAATATTGGTCATCCTATAATTATAACCGAGTTCATCATGAATATATCTTCTAGATGTTTGCCCTTGCCCCTTTAGCTTGGTCAAGAATTTAAAAATATCTTCATCGTCTGTCAGCACAGCTCCACCTTCCCCACTTGTCATGTTTTTGTTGCCAAAAAAAGAAAGAGAGGCACATAGTGATTGTTTCTGCTTAGTTTTTCCAAATAGTGTTTCGCAAGAGTCCTCTATGACTGGGCACTCAATGCCGTTTAGTGGCATGATATTTCCGAGGTTGTGAACAGCCATAATAGCGTCACCTTCTTCGTATTTTGGAATACGCATATTCCAAGTTTCTGTATCTAGATCTACGGGCTGTAGTACCCATTCATTGTCGTCGTATAGCAACGAATTATAAGCGGCTACATAGCAAGCACTTGGCAAGAACACTCTTTTGGTTTCAGGATGCCACCTTTTAAGAACTTTTGCGCATAAGTGAGTAGCAGATGTTCCATTATTCACTAAGACTACATATTTAGATCCTGTGCGCTTCTTGAGTTCTTCTGTAGCTCTCTCTACATATTCTCCAATAGAAGAAATCCAGCCGCTATCTATTGCGGCTTTTGCGTATTCTGCTGATCCCTTTGGTATATATGGCTTATAAATTGGTATCATAAGATAATTCCATTAATATAATACTATCACTTAAATCATATTTATACTGAAATCCATATCTTTGATATAAAGAAATGGCCGACTTGTTTGACTTATCCACTGACAGCCTGATAGTTTCGCTGCTTCTTCTCTTCAGTATTTCCTCAATTAGGATGCGCCCAATACCAAAACCAATCCATTTATCAATAAGGCAAACTCCTAGCCATGTGTTATCTCCTTCTTTATCTAAATGAGCATAACCAATTAACTCATTTCTCCATTTTAATACTATTGTAGCTTCATGGCAAGATATAGCCGTGTAGATATCTCTTGAGTTAAAATATCTAAAAGTCTCTAGAGATTTTTTACACTTAGACAAAAACTCATCAATAAGCTCAATATTTTTTTTGTCTACATCAATAATGCTATACATTGGCCACCATAATATCATTTGGCGCAGAAATACTATCTATATAGTATAGCTTGTATTCGTTATTGATCTCCATGACCTTTTTTTCTACGTCTGACTTTTTTAAGTTGTCCCATTCTTTAGTGTCCATCATTCTCACGTCATCAATTAAAATTACGTGGTCGTTCCGCTTTAGAGATTTAATTTGATTTAATTCTTCAATAAGGGGGATGTCGTGATAGTCATGACCATCAAGCCAGAAAAGCATTTTCTCTTCAATATCCTTAATTACGTCAAGTAGACAGGCTCTTGAATCTCCAAAAAATAATTTAACTCTATCGTCGCCCTCAAATCTTTTTACAGACCCCCGATATAGAAGATCATTATTTTCAAAACTAATAACCTTAGAAAAGCCAGAGTCTAAAGCCTTCTGTACGCCATTGCCAATATTTGTTCCGGTTTCAATAAAAACACTAGCGTCTGACTTGATTGATTCTAAATCAATGCTCGCCAAGGTTGAGATTGTTTGTAGTGCTGGATTATTTTTATACATTCCTCTCATACAGTTCTCCTTAATATGTTTTATGTTTTAGCTGTACGAACTTTTTAAGATCTGTTTCGCCAGCCGCTAGAGCTTCTAATATTTCTACAAGCGTGACATCAATCTCATCAATCAATTGATTTCTCTGAAAATTCAAATCGCAGCATTTCTTAATAGATTCATATAGATCTTTTTGTTTGTCGTCGCTTTGCGTGAAAGCTTCCTGAAATTCTTCAAAAGACATGCGGCGAGCTTCATAAAGAAACTCTTGATTATTCCACATTTTCATATCTACAGTTATTAGTTTGTCAATCAATCCACCAAACGTATCAGACATTTAATATCCTTTCTGTTATTGTTTTTACAGTATTGTTACTTAAATCGAAGTATGGATAAAGATCCTTGGTAAAAAATTGCACCTGTGTTCCGCCAGATATAGCACTCGTACTTCTTAGTCCTGAACATCTAGTATGGTCTATAAAGTATATATTACATTCTGCGCAAATCAAGGCTAGTAATGCAAGTCCACACGACTGAGTTACAAGCCCTTTGCAATTATTATGTTTAATCAGAGCGGTATAGTCTTTTAAGGAGTCTAAATAGTAAAATCCATGCTGTTTGCAAAATTCTTCATTATGTCTACCGGCAACATATATCTTATACTTGTCTTGAATATTTTTTGCAATATCAAGAAAGAATGATTTATCACTATTTCTTTGATCTGCCCAGTCTCTATTCCTTATAGCCATAACAACAAATTCCTGCTCAGGATTTATCGCTCCACTTAGGTCAAATCCATTAAATATAAGTTCTCTATCTTGTTTGGCTCTGTGGTATTTCACCTGACCCATATTACTCTCAGAACCGATAGTGAGATAGTTTCTTGTGCAGTCAAATATTATATCTGTTTTATCAATCTGCATCTTTGAGAAATCTTCATAAGCTATAACATTATCATAGAATGAAGAATACATAAACATTCTATCTCTAGTTGTAATAGCCGCAACCTCTCTAGAATCTAGAATATTTTCATTAACAAGTTTTATAAATTCAAACCTACTACTAACAATCTCCCAGCCTAGCTCAAAGTATTTAGTTATATCGGTATTGCATTGAGAATCGTTTCCCGGAACTCCTAGTATGTCATTTTTAGATAATATGAAATATTTCACGACTGCTCAAGAACCCTTTCTATAATACATTTTGCTGTCGAGTCTTCAAGATTATAATAGGGCGTAAGCCCTTTAGAGAAGAAGTGGATCGGTTTACCCCCAGAGATTGCATTTAGTCCATTTATATCGGACGCTCCGGCGTGATCTACTAAATGAATATCTGTTTCTGCACAAGTTAGAGCTAGCACGGCTAGTCCCGTAGATTGTGTAACCAAACATCTACAGTTTTTATTCTTAATGAGTGAAACATAATCTTTGAGTCTTGGAACATAGTTTATACCATTCATTTCGCAAAACTCTTCATTTCCTTTTCCTGCAACATAAATGGGAAATTTATTCTTTATACCATCAACAATTTTTTGATAAAAGGAAACATCACTATTACGATCTGAGCACCAATCCCTTTTACGGATGCACATTGTAACAAAGGGTTCTTCTGGTTGAATCGCTCCATCTAGATCGAACCCATTAAAAATTAGGTCGAAATCTTTATCTTTCCTTACATACTCTAGTGTCTTTGGATTGATGAAGGCTCTAAAATTAGCGAATCCAAAGTAACTTTCATGTCTTGTTGGCCAGTCTCCACATATATCTTCTTGTGGCACATTGAGTTTCACAAATTCATCATATGATATGACGCTATTGTAGTACTTTGTGTAAAAGAACATTCTATCATCAATGGTGACTAATGTAATTTCATTCTCATTAAGGCAACCCTCATTATACAAACATATAAGATCAATGCGACTCCCGACAACCTCCCATCCAAGTTCAAAGTATTCTTTTAAGAGACCCGAATCATCTCCTTGTACGCCTTTGTTTACATTTTTTCCTAATATCAAATATTTCATTAATTCTCCTTAAAGTATACGTACTTATTATCTGGGTGGGTGTTTGGTCTTTCTGCGATATAATCTATCTTTTTATTCTTGACGAACTCGTATAGCTCGCAACCGTTCCAAGCTAGAAAACCATTAGAGCAATATGGTTGAATGACATATTTCTCATAATTTAATCTTACAGAATCTGGAAGTTCGCTAAAAGCGTAGTTGCTAATCAAGAAACAATCTTTCTTGATCTGTATGCTATCAATATTGATACCATGAGCATATAGATATCTATATTGCAAATCTTGAGCTTCTGCTAGATCATATATCACATATGAGTTTATTTTTAATTCAAAAAGATGAGCTAGTTTATACATAAAAAGGCAAAGACCGCCGTATCCACCACCTATTTCTACTATATTGAGTTCTGCTATATCTATCGCTTTTATGAAATCTAAAACAAGCATGGATTGGTATAGATATCTTAGGTTTGTTGGCGAACATTCGCAAAAACCTTTAAAGTCATGTTTTTTAGGCTTTCCAATTTTATCATTTTGGCAGCACAGGTCAATAATCATATCCTTGTTTTTGCTGAAAAGTTCTGCAAACTCTTCTTCTGCAAGCGATAAGTATTGATACCCTTGAGCAAAGTCAACATGCTCTAAAACATAATTATATCTTGGGTCGGATTTGAAAAACATGTCTTCTTGATTTAGTGACAAGTTTTCAACGATACACTTTTTATAATATTCATATATGCTCATACTAAAGCCTCTAATATATTTATCTCTGTGTGAGGACACTGAACCTTTCCTATGTTTAGTTTATCTATGTCTACTCTTTTTCCAGATTTAAAAAATTCCAGTAATTCTTTTTGACTAGCACAATAATTATCTCCAGATCTATTGTTATGTGTTTCTTGCACTTTGTTATTTGGACTGTTTATAACAACGCTTTTCGTTGGCGCTACTATGCCTTCTGGAGTGCTCGTCCAGAATCTTTGTAGTGCCGATTCAAATTCATTAGGGGTGTTTTTCCATTTGTAAATACCCTTTATATATATAAGCTCGGAAACCATTTTTTGTATATCTTTCTTTCTGAAGATATGTCCATCGACAGACAGCGAGTAAGACCAGTAACTTCCATATGTCGTGCTAGTTTTACGGGCTAAAACAAAATTTTGATCTATCCTATGAATGATGGGATTAATTTCTGGATAAAATTGTCCGTCTGAACACTGTCTTTTAACGATATTCAGTCCAAGCCTTAAAGATATGCAAGATACTAAATCCATGTTAAATATTTCTTTTATTTTAGCTTCGCCTATTTCTATAGGGCGATATAAGATGCAGTCATCTGTGAAGAACGATATAAAATTATTTTTAGATTCTGTTAGAATAGAATGGTATACATCTTTAAATAAGCACGATCCTTGATCCCAAAACTCACATTCGTTATATGTATCTCTTAAAGACATATACTGTTTTTTATAATCTTCATTAGAACAGTCGTAAATGATGACCGCTCTAGAACATTCTTTGAAGTTTTTTCTAATTGTCCGTAAACATAGATCTAATTGTAGAGGTCTATCTTTACTGAATATGATCGAAGTAATCAACAAATTTTTCCTTGTTATTATTGTACCAACTTATTGTATTTGATAATCCTCTCGCTAGTCCCGTTCGAGCCTGAAAACCTAGCGCTTCACATGCTCTAGACGTGTCTAAACATCGTCGCGGCTGCCCATCCAATCCGTTTGCATTGAATAAGACATCACCTTCATATCCCATAATTGACGCTATCTTCTCGGCTAGAACAGATATTTTAAACTCTGCTCCTGTTCCAATATTAATTGGTTCAGGGGTAGTGTCTGTGTCTATTGCCAGCCTAATGGCTTCTGCGCAGTCGTCCACATAAAGAAACTCTCTGCTGGCATTTCCGGTTCCCCAAAGTTCTACAGAGCTTTCTTTGTTCTGAATGGCTTTACCAATCTTTAATATAATGGCTGGAATAACATGACTAATGCTTGGGTGAAAATTATCATGCGGCCCATACATATTTACAGGAATAAGATTAGTACAGTTAAGTCCATATTGAGCATTATACGCCGCGAGCATTTCCATAAGAGCCTTTTTAGCGATTCCATACGGAGCATTTGTTTCTTCTGGATAGCCGTTCCAAAT